CTAATGCTTATTTTTTAATATTTTTTCTTCTATTGCTTTTCGAGTTATGAGCCATACTCTTCCAGATTTTTTATAATCAAGACCTTCAGAAAGATTATGAAGACCTTTCTGACATATAGTTTTTAAAGTATTTATATTAAGATTATATTTTTCGGATGCCTCTTTAAGATCCATTATGTCTTTTAGTTGCATTTTAAACCTCCTTTATGTTTATTAACTTATATCCTAAATATTTTTCATAGTTTGTTATTTCAAATTCTTTTTTATATTTAGCTTTTAGTTCTTTTTCTAATTCTTTATATTTTTTAGCAAAAGATACTCTTTTCGGGAATTTCATTATTCTATTTGCTTTATCGACAACAACTACATCTTTTTTGTCGATATCTATAATTCCGATGTAATGAATTTCTATATCGTCATTGGTCAATGTTCTTAAATCTATTCTGTATTCATCTTCATCTATTTTGTCAAATATTAAATCCTTTTTTAATTCTACTAAATATACATATCCATCCAGGCAAGGCTCTGGAGAAAAGCAAGTTACACAAGGCTCAAATGCTTTTATTTTATGAAATACTGATACGTGATATAATTTAGTTCCTTTTTTTAATTTAACCTTACCAAATAAATTTCTTTCGCCCCATCCATTTAATCTTTTTTGTGGTTTTTTAAAATTACTATTTATGTAAACTCTATCACCTTTTTTCATCTTTCATATCCCCTTTCCTTATCTTTAATTACATTATACCACCGCTAACGGTGAATGTCAACAGTTATTTAAAAATAATTTATACAAAAAATAAAAAAGAGGTAGCTCCTAGCCTAAGCTAAGAACTACCTCTTAAAACTACTCTTCTTTAATGTAAGTATCATTATATCCTTTTTCTTTTAATTCATCTCTTAAATCTTCTGCATATTCTTTATTTTTAAAAGCACCTACTTGCACTCTATATAGCTTATTATCCACTTTAGGTACAGTTAGCACTATATTTGATTTACATACTTCTACGCCTTTGCTATATCCCTTTGCAGTTATTTTATATGTTGCTCCACTAGTAAATACATTTCCATTATTCCTTTTATTTATAACCTTACTACAATTCTTTTCTAATTTAATATAATTCTTATTTGGTGGTGTTAAATCGAACGCCCAACTTGCTTGTTCATCACTATCTACATAAGCGAATATGCGTTCAATATCTTTGCTAAAATCTTTTATAATTAGGTTTATTGCGGGTTTGTTATCTGAAATAGTCCCGCCACCATCTAATTTTAAAAAAGAGTTATTTATAGTTGGTATTTTCCCTTTTAATATAGCTTGTTTTATTTCTGTTAATGGGTATTTAGGTCCAGGACAAGTTGTGGAATTTAAATCTTTATGTCCATATACTTGGTTTATATTGTACTTGTTTTTTATATAAATACCTAGTTCTATTATTGCCTTTTTCTGAACCTCTGGCATTGTTTCTGTAGTGTAGGAACCTTCGGCACATATTCCAATACTTTTTATATTATGTTTCTTAGTGTGACTACCCATGGCATTTTCAGGTCTACCTCTCCATATAGAACCATCTTTCCTAACTAAAAAATGATACCCACAACCACTCCAACCATTGCCTAAGTGCCAATTGTGAATATCATATATTGAACATTGTTTAGCTTCTGCATGATGTAAAACTATAGATTTAGGAATGTTTCCATATGACAAACTTCTAAATTTTAAATTACTTTCATTTATTTTCATTTAACCATCCTTTCCTTTGAAAAATAAAAAGCTATAACCATTGTATATATTGTAATAAACTCTGTATTAAGTGTATTTTGTACAGATAATATAGCAAATACAATAGTTAATATAACAGCTATAAGCCATCTTGCACTAGTAATTTTTTTTAATATTCTTTCCACAATACCCCTCCTATCCTAACTTTTCTTCTATTTTGTTTACAGAATCTTTAACATCTTCCAAAATATCAAACTTCCTCGCTAAATCTGATATGACTTGTTGGTTTTTATCTATAGTGTTTTGCATTTTCTCTTCTCTTTCTTTGGATGTTTTGAGTACATACCAAAGTAAATAACAAAACAATACTGCATATCCACCTTGTGTAATCATCAACTTCATTATTTCATTTTCCATATTTAATCACCTCTTACATTTTTATTAATAAAAATAGGCAAAATAAAAAGACTATTTCTAGTCCATTATTTTGCTTAATATTTTTATAATATTTATCTCTGTTTTACTCTTGTTTACTCCATTTATCTCACGTTTTCAACTACAAAATTACATTAAAATAACTATTTTAATTATTCTTTATCCATAGCCATACATATCTCAAATTCATTTTCTAGTTTATCATATGGTCTAAAATTTTCTTCTCCAACTTGAATAGGTTTTAATAAATCATTTACATTATCAAATCCAAAATTCTCATAATCATTTTCATTTGGTTGTTCTCCACCTTTTAAAGTTAGAGGTTGAAATTTTCCATCTGAATAATATTCTGGTTTGATAGCATAGTATTGGTTGTTTTGTTTTATAAGAAATTTATATGATTTCATTTTTATCCATTGAATTTGACCTTTGCCACTTAAAGCATTGCTATCCCATTGTATTGCATAAATCATTTAATCACATCCTTTATTTCTTCTTTTATTTTTATCTTTTTCTTTGTTAAATTCTTTTAAAGCAATATCTAAATTTAGATTATTATAATATTTAATTATTAAATTATAACAATTGCACCATTTTATCCAACCTAAATACGAATTAATAGTACACACTTGATTATATGTTAAATTACCATATCTCTTATATAACTTAGAAATCCTTAACATTTTTCTTTTATATTTTTTGTAAGTTGTTTTTCTTAATATAGTGTAATTCCTAAAACTTCTATATCCTAAAAAGTCTATTCCTCTACCATCCACAGGGAATATTTGATAATTGTCTTTTAATTCTAAATCTAAATTATCTTTTAAGTATATTTTTATTTCTTTTAATAATTCGTGTAATTCTTCTTTAGAACTTGAAAGAAAAATCATATCATCACAATATCTTTCATAATATTTAACTTTCTTTTCTTCTTTTATCCAATGGTCAAATGGTGATAATACAAAATTACCATCATATTGTGAAAATAACGAACCTATTGCAATTCCTTTATCACCTTCTAAACTGTCTATTAGCATAAACATTAGCCACAAAACATCTTTATCTTTAAATTTTCTTTCTAATAATTGTTTATTAATTTCTCTATTAATAGAGGGATAAAAATGGTGTATATCTATTTTTAAACAATACTTAGTATTTTCCTTATCTTGTAGATATCCTCTTAATTTCTTTAAAGCTGAATGTATTCCTCTATTAGGTATTGAAGCATATGTTTGTGATATAAACGATTTTATAAAAATATCTTGTGTTTGTAATAATAAACACCACTGAATAATCCTATGTGGGAAGTAATCTAATTTATAAATATCTCTGAATTTTGTCTTGTCCCATTTTGTAAATTTCGTGTAATCTTCTGGTTTTACACTATATGTTTTGTTTTCTAACATTTCATGTATTTCATTTACACATTCCTCTAAATTTTCATCTACATATTTTACTTCTGTATAAAAACTTTTATCTTTTCTAGCCATTTTATGTGCCTGTCTTATATTTTCTTTATCTATAATTTTTCTCCATAAATCTCCATGTCTTTTCATTTTTATTTTTTTCCTTTCATAAATAAGTTTATTATTTATTTTTAATTTTAGTTTTGTGCTCAAAACCGAACTTTCGCATATTTATTAAATATCTACTAATACAGTTTGTATTGTCATAATTTTACCAAGAGGTAAAGCAAAATAAATCTAAAAATATTATATAAAAACTATCAAAATGATAGAATTTAGCACAAATTAAAAGCAACTGAGGTGGTGATATTCGAATTAGTATTCGAAGTGGAATAATTGTAATTGAAATAAAAAGTACCTGTGTTAGAGTCATTATTCCAATTGTCACTAGTAATAGGTAAATAACTAGTATACAAATTCCTATAATCTAAAAAATTTATTTATTTTGCTTATTTAAAAATTTTATTGTAAGTTAAATATTTATTATTCTAAGTTTTGTATTTTGTTATTAATTATTTTATAAATTAAAATTCTTATATAAACAAAACACAAAACTAAAAAGCAACCGAGGCGGCGATACTCGAAAGAGCATCCGAAGCGGAAGAATAGCAATAGAAATAAAAAGCACCCGCGCTAGAGCCACGATTCCAATAGCCACCAGCAACAGGCAAATAACCAGCATACAAATACCCATAATCGTATAATTTAGTTGAGCTAGAACCATTAGTGGCTGACATTACAAATCCACAATCATTTTTACTTTGAATATTTCCAATGTAGCCACTAATATTACTTATCGCACCTTGCCCTTTATTGCTATATCCATCTCCCTTATTGTTGAACCCTTTATTCCCTATTAATATATTTCTACTGCCATCACTATAAAAACCATCAATCCAATATTGACAATTTCCCCAAAAGTCCTCTATGCCCCTATAAGACATTTGTTTTTTACCTGTAGTTTCTCCATATGATTTGTTGCCAAATGGCAAAGTGCTACCAGTATTTGTTTTTGCACTATTGCTATCAACAAACCCTCTACCTAAAGCCGTTTGGCTGTCATAATCTCCATATTCCACAGAATATAATAATTGTGTAGCAAAATGTAAATTAAAGTCTACTATTCCCCAACCATTTCCGTTAGCTTTTGCATAATTTCTAAAATCACCAATAGTTTTACTTACTTGTGGACTTTTATTAGGTAAACTTCTTAATCTACCCTGTCCATCTACCCATCCTAAAAAAGCACCTCTATATCTATAATCAACTTCTTTAGCCACTCCACTTAAATCATCACATAATTTATCTCTACACCTCATAAATGCAGGATGTAATTCAAAACCAGAAAATGGCTGATCAGATATTAACCATATATGTCCTTCATCATAACTACCGTTAATGTTATATGGAAATTTAGCATAATAAAACTTAGGGATTCTAACCATTACATTCCAACCATTACTCTCAACTTCATTCCAATCTACATCTGTACCATCTTCCCATTTATTACTATCGTCATCATGTAGTGTTCCTATTTCATTACCATCTAAATCTAAAACAACTCTTTTCATGTCTTTCCACGGACTAACCTCATCGGGATTGAATGGTCTTTCAGATGTTAGTTTACTCAAATCTATATTAATTGCCATATTATCACTCCTCTTTCTAAAATTTTTATTTTTATCTCTGTTTTACTCTCATTTACTCCATTTTACTTATGTTTCTAAGCATAAAACTACATTAAAATCTATCTTTTAATAAGATAAAAAAGAGTAGAAATTAATCTACTCTTTAATAATTAATTTTTATGTCTCCACTAAATTTTACATACACCTGTAGTAGTGTATTACTTGCATACACCACATCAAATGTATCTTCTTTAGCTTGCACCCATTTACCTTCACCATCATATTGCAAGTCTAAGTTATCTAATTCTTCAACATCTGCAATACTATCTTGACTAAATAAATAAGCAAATCTTATTTTATGTGTTGTAACTAATTCGTTCCAAAATACATCATTGATAGAGTTAAATAATTCTATAGTCATACCACTAGCTCTTACGCTGTCAATATCTAAATTAACATCTACCCACTTTTCATTATTAAATGTTTTCCATGTATTACCACTATCAACCGAACAAACTATTCTTATATTTTTACCTGTAGCAGTTAATTTAAAGTAGTCAATGTGTTCTACATTACTTAAATTCATATCACCTTTAGGAATAAGTAATCTATCGAATGGTATTGCTTTGGTTGTTAGAGTTTTAATTACCCCATCTTCCCTCACTTCAAAACCCTCTACTTTTTTAAATTTAGTTTTATTTATTGTTATAGTATATTCGTTTTTAGTATCCACTTCTCTATTAAATGTAAAATTGGATACATGATCTGTCTTTAGATGTGCCTTTCCATCAAAAACCACCATATCATCTTCTTCAAAATCGTTAGATTCACCATTTGTAAATTCATTTTTGGTAATTATAACATCTTGGTCTCCTAAATCATATTTTAAGAGATTAACTCTAGGTACTTTAAAATCTATAGTATTAATAGGAATATTGATTATTCTTGGTTCTTCTGAGCTACCTACGATACCCATTTTGGATATTTGTTTCATTCCTGCACCAGTAATATCCCCTGCTTCTGCACCATCTATAGTTGTAAATTTTCCTGTATCCTCACTATAAGCTACTAATTGTTTATCTTTTTTATTTACTACGTCTACATCTTCTAACTCTTCAAACTTGGTTATCCTTTTATCAATTATAGTTTTATAGATTTTATCACTTGTCCAACCTGTAGAAGTGCTTATTACACTATCATCAAGGACTATTTCTTTATCTAAAGTTATATTAAAAAACTTACTCACAAAACCACCTCCTATTCATTTATAACCAACTGAAAATCTCTAACGTTAAAATTATGGTTTTCTACATTTTTTATAATCTTAACAAATATATCTCTGCTCTCACCTTGTTCAATTCTATCTATAGTAACTGTATCTGAATAATTTTCACCATCAAAAGATAATTCTATTAAATCATTAGAATTTGTTTCTGTACCAATTTTAATATTGGTATAATCTTTATCACCTATATTTTTAATAGTTATCAATTCGTCTAGGTCTTGAAGTAACGCTGGATTAACATTAGTAACTACATTACCTCTATAGATTATTTCAAAGTTGTAAGGACTACATACATAAACATCTCCATACTGTAGAGATAGATGTGTTGTAGTATAAATCAGATTATTATCTATGTCTTTAAATGTAAAATATCCCCCCATGTTATTACTATCTAAGTACACTTTGCACTCTAAATTACTATCAAATTTTCTAGCCTTTAATAAATTTCCTTCTAAATCATATAATTCACATAAAGTATTTTCTGGGAAATTTTGAATTGTAATATAAGGATTAGCATACACTTTATAATTATTTAATACAAAATCCTCATTGCTATATTTCATAAATCCTTGTTTAGTAATAGGTTCATCAAATTTCATGCCACCTATATTAGTGTAGTTTATTCCATCAGCACTTGAATAGGCTTGTATATAACCATCTTGTCTTAAAACCTTCCAATATTTATTTTGTTCCCCTAGCTTATCATCTTTAATTCCAAAAGTATTTTCATTGTTCCCTAAGTAAATCATGCTATAATCTTCTGTGTCCATAGTATTGAAATTCTCTTTTTCTAATTCTATTACAAATTCATCATAATTAAATTTTCTTTCAATTTTATTATTACTTATTAATTTCAATTTTCCTGTTTTAATATCTCTAGTTATATTATTAAATCCTGCAAAATCAGAAAAAGAAGAGGTTAGATAAAAATTATCTACCTCTAATAATCCATTTTTTACTTTTATAAGTTTCATAGTATCAGCTCCTATTATACTCTAGGTTGCATAATATAATCATATGGAACAAATTCTATTACTTGTATATTTTTAGTTCCTGTACCTTGTGCTAATAATGTATGTGCTTCTTCTAATGCATCCTCATAGCAATTAGTTGCATAGCTAGTTAGTTCTTTTCCTTCCTCATCAGTTTCATGCCCATATGGTAAAGATACTAATTGTTTATCTTTTAATATTCCCCACATTTTTTGTCTAGGTTTTTTAAAATCTATTGTACTTATTAACATATTATCACTCTCCAAATATATTTTTTCTTTCAAAGTTTTGTGTTTCTATATAATAATGTCTATTGCCTTTTAGCTTGTCTAAATCCTTCATAATATCTCCATTAGTTGCTATTTTATTAAAGTTTCTTTCAATATCCATAGCTTTCGGATTTCTCCATAATGGGACTAAATCAAAATGATGGTACTTCATATAATCTATTAAGTTAGCTATAAGTATTCCTATAGCTTGTAATCCATTTTCTGTGTTTAAGAAATAAACTTTTTCAGCTTCCCACCTTATCCATCTATAAGCTCTTATATAATCTGTATTAGGTGTTGAAGTCTCCATAGTATACCAATCATAAAGTAACTCCATAATAAACTGCATAGCTTCTTTTCCACTACAACATAACCAACCTTGAGTATTCTTATGCCATATCATAATTAATATATTTATTAAATCTAACATAATTTCAATACTTACTGCATAAGGTGGAATATTATAATCTATTCCCCATTGTTTACCCCATTCAATAGGATGTTCGTTGTATCTCAAATATTCATAGTTAGCATTTTCTAATAGTTCTTTCATTCTTGCATAATCTTTATTAGGAACAATTATTCTATCTGTTGGAGCTGTAGGTCTTAACCACCACCATCTTTTAGTTACTTCAATAAATTTGTTGTTACTGCCTACCTTATATATATCTTTTATAAGAGTATCTTGTAATTGCCTATCATGTTCTTTATAAATATCCCAAATAGTCAAATCTAATAAATCTTTTTCTATTTGTTTATATATATTTATTAAAGGTATATAATCTAAATACTTTTCATTATCCTTTTGTATAGATGTTATAGCTTCTCTATCTAAATATCTATTATAATATTTATCTATAGCCTTCAATCCTTCTCTATAAAAGTATTTTTCATTAAATCTGTGTATTGTCTTTAGATCTATTCTATGAACATAATATCCGGTATATTTTTTATATATATTTTTTATATTATCTCTATACATCAATTTATTCATTATATTTAAAGCTATATTTGTACTGTTTATTCTATCTAGTCCTTTACTATTAAATTTATATAAATGTGTAAACTTATTTCTATACAATAAGCTGGTTCTGTTGTTTTTATCAATTCGCTTATTATTAAACACATTAACATACCTATAAATATATTGGCTTATTTTTTTCTCTTGATTAGTATAGAAATAATATTTATTGTTATTACTATCTACGTTCTTTATAGTTTCTTTAGTAATAAATTTATTACTATGATCTTTAGTTAAATATGATGTATTTAAATCTTTTAAACTAAATACAACATCCTTATGCAATTCTTTAATCTTGTTTTCCAAACTTAGAATATTATCCTTCTTATTAAATCCTTTTACTGTAGAGTTTTCTAATTCCAAACTACTCTCTTTATTAATTTTTAAATTATCTGTATCTACTAATTGTTTGTTTCTACTAATATTCGCTTGTCTTATATTAATCATTCCTAATTCTAAGCTGCTATTTTTATTAAATTCTATAATATCTTCATTAAATATTATTTTGTCTTTTTCTTTTTGTATTTCTCTAGTTTTTATATCTAAGTTTTTAGTATTTTGAATTCTAATTTCTTTATCTTTTACTTCTAAGTCTTTACTATCTAAAACAACAATTTCACTAATATTCTTCTTTAATAATTTATTATTATTTTTATCTACAACCTTCACATCATCATACATGGATTTAGTGTTATTTTTATAAATAGTTTTTAATTCATCATACATATATCTACTATTTACTTTATTAATTTTAATTACTTTATCCCTATAGAATAATTTATTTTCATTCTTTTTTATTCTTTCTGTTGTATCATATTTAAAAGTAGCTCCTCCAATAACATCAATAGCATATTTAAAATTACCTAATCTTACTTTTTCAGCTTTATAATCAAATGTGGCTAAATTAAAATCCCCTACATAGTTGAATCCACATAGGGGTATTTGATGTAGGGGCATTTATATCACCTCTTTTATTCTGATGTTTTTGGGCATCTTATTGCTATGCAATAGTTTATATTAGCACTATTATTAAGAAAATTAAAAGGTGCAGTAATTTTAAACTTCTTATAATATTCCTCTTCCTCGGTATCTTTTTTGTAAGCTAATTTGTCCGTATCATAAATAGAGCTAGCATCACCAATTAACACATTTTCCATTTTTCCACGTTCCATATCTACAGGATGTACTAAAGTAATATCACTAAATTGGTGCTTTTTATGATTCCATCTTGAACCTTCTACATTACACTTGTCCATAAAAGGATTAGTAGCATAAAAAGCTGGATAATGTGGTTGATAAGGCATACCTATTTTATTTGCTATCATACATACATCAGTTATTCCTGTTGCTGTTCTTTCTCCATAAGCATGACTATAATTAGGTTCTATATCACTTGATACAGTTATACCAAAATTATACTTATCATCAGTTGTGGCTGAATCCTCAACTGGTTTTAATGCTCCTATATAAGCATAGCTAGTTAAATAGTTTTCGTATGGATGAACATCTGCTGATGGATCTCCTCTAAGCACTAAATTAATACTATCTTTAGTTATATTTATCCAATATTGAACCGGCAAGAAATCCTTAATTTCTGGTTGTAATTTTCTATACCAAGCTAATCTATAATTATATTCCTTTTGTATATTTTTAGGTATATCTAAATCAGTACCTTCTTTATTTAATTTATCTGATATTTGCAATCTAATATTATTTAATGAATTAGATTTCGTCATTGCACTAACATAAGCATCATAGTCTCCACGTTTACTCCATTTATCATTTACGCCTGCCATCATTTCTAACACCTGTGCGTCTGTTCGTGTCCCCCATCCTCCATTCAATATGCTATAAGTATGCAAATCTTTAAAATCAATTAATGCTTTCTTTTCCTCTGTTGTTAAATCTGCTTTTTCTCTATCTATTTTCACATAAAATTCTTTTCCAAAGCTAGTAGTAGCTTTAATAATACACATATCATTTTGTGAACCTACTGTGAATACAGTATCTACCTTATCTGTTGTACTTTCATCTGTAATTAAATTTATTTCTTTAGCTTCACCTGCACTTCCTATGTCATCTATGCTTGTAGGATGTACTAAATCCCATTTATAAATTCCCGCATTTTGCGTTATTTCTGTTACCAATGTTTTTACCAAGTCTTTAACTTGGCAACTACCTTCTACATAATAAAACTTTTCTTCTATAGCCATATTATCTACCTCCTAAAAATTTTTCTAAACTAATATCTTCATTTATTTCTTTTATTTCTAAAGTATTTAAGTCTATGTGTATGGTTTCTCTAATCATATCACTGTTTGGGCTTATATCTATATTTAGTTCTTTTATCAAGTTATTACCATACGGTCTTTTTTCATATACCTTTAAGTTTACAGGTTCACTAAGTCGCATCCCATTAAAATTGTGCAAATATATCTTTAATATCTCATTTTTATATCCTTTAACACTCAATATTTCTGGGTTATGATTAGTCATATGTTGTCGATAGTCAAAGTTTAGAAAAAAGTTTTCTTCTTTACTGTTCCCAAAATAAACATGCTTATTCCCTATTATTCCATGTAAATCTATATCTGTCATTGTGTGTGCTTCCCATTGCACTACTACTGCGATGTCCCAATCATTTTCTATATCATCAATTGTTGGGTTCTCTGGTTCAGTTGGATCTTCAATTGGTGGTTCTGGTGGTGTTGCTATTTCCCCTATTAAATACTCTAAATCCACCATCGTTTGCCTACTATTGCCACTATTATTATTTAAAATAAAAGAAATAGGAGTATTAGCATTAACTTTATAAAATGTATTAAAGTATTTATGCTCCCCTATTTCCTTAATAGTTGCATTATCTATTATTTTTTCTTTGTTTATTTCTAAAGTATAAGTATCTTCTTTTTTCCAACCTGTTTGATTAAAATGTAATCCTGTTAGAAATACATCTTTATCAAATACAAATTCCTCTTTGTTTTCCATTATTAATGGTGGAATATCTAATAATCTGCCTTCATTTTTCTGCATACCATTATGGTCATAATAAATAAAACTCTCTATTCTTTTCTTTAGCATATTATACTGTGTACTTGGTAGTAATTCTTTTAAATCTTCTAACAATGCTTCAATATCATTAGTATTTAATTCTGGATATTCACCTCTTAATTCATCATCAATGAGCTTTAATAGTCGCTTTTTTAAGTCATCAGTCAATTCCTCAAAGTTAATAATATACCTTGGTAAACTCATTCTGAGCCACCTTCTAATATACAGAAATCTACCCATACTACTTTAGATGTTCCACTGTTATTGTTATAAACAAACTTAATTACACCATCTATAGGATAAAATACATTAAAGTATTTATGTTCCCCATATTCTTTAGTTCTTGTTTCTGTAAATAGCTTTTCTTCTCCTACAACTAAATCCCAACTGTCTTCAAATCTCCAACTAGATTGTGAATAAGTTATACCAGTTAATTTGCTATTAGCTGGTGCAGTAAATTCTATAACCTGTTCCCCTACTATTGCTGGCACTTCTAACATTTTCCCATATATCTTTTGTGTTCCACTTATACCTAAATTACCACTTAATCCATCTAGCTTAGCACCTAAATCATTCAAGGCTTGGATTAAATCATTATAGTTTACCCCTTGTATTTTATCTTTTATTTCACTTAATAGTCTTTCTATGTCTTCTGTAGAAAAAGCTATATTTCCTATATCAACTTGTATACCATTTTCTAAATAATCTTTAATTAAATCACTTAATTCATCAAAATTTATAACATAACTAGGTAGCCCCATTTTATCACCACCCTATATATAATCTATTAATTCCACTCTATCATCTGTATTTTTAAATAATTCTATTGTTTTCTCTGTTTTATCTGGATATATAGTCTTTATCCTATATACTTTTCCTTCTGTATTTCTTATGAGTTCCTCTGACCACTGTAACTCTGTATTTTCTGCATATATACATTTAATTACTTTTTTAGTTTCATCTCTAACTAATCTTACTGGATATTCAGGCAACTCTCCCTTGTATTCTTCTCCGCCTTCAAGCTTTATTTTATTTTTTAAATCCCTTTTTCTAAGTTCTTGGTCTAATATATATACTACTGGCTTTCTAAAATCATTTTGTTTCATTTTAGCTATCACCTTCTTTTAAGGTATAGTTTCCATGGCTTAGTTTTGCTATATTGGCATTTTCTCTCATACCATCAAATGATATTTGATCTATATAATTTCCTTCATTTGTTAATTCTGTTCGTATCCCTGTTATCATATAATGTCCAATCATTTCATTTAATCTTATTCTTACTATTTTACCTAAATCCAAATCAGGATTTCCTTTAGTTGCTACTACATCTACATTAGAGTTTTCTCTCCAGCAATCTAAGAAAAATCTGCTAGCTACCTTTTGTCTTTTATCTACTGTATCACCTAAGGGACTTTCAATTTCTTTAAAGTTTATATATCCTAAATAAGCAACCATGCTTGGATCTTCAAATACATTATATTTATCATTTGCATGCCTAACTAAAACTCTATTATATAAAGTTTCACTACCTCTTTTTCTATTTGCTTTACTTATCCTAACAAAATCCTCATAATAAAAATCATAGTTTATTTTATTTTCTACATCACTTGCTTTATAATCTGGGTATAATTTTTCTACTTTATACGTACCATCTTTTAATACTCTAGCTCTAGCTTCAAGTGTTTTTAAAGCTTCATCTATAATATCAGACATCTGTACATCATACTGCATTTTTAAATCCTTAATTGTGTAATTATTACTGGATATTATATCAAATTTAGGAGTCCCTAAACCTGCTTTAATTGCCATATTACTTATTAATTGTGTGGCAGTAATATTATTAAATACATGATAAGGCACTCCTCCATCAATAGGTCTAAGTATTTTGCAACCTATGTCATGACAGTTTATATTTATTGTTTTAGCTTCATCATTTATTTCAAAGTTTCTTATTATACCTGTAAATTGTATTTTATCACTTATATAAATTCTAATATAATTACCATTAGCAATTATTCCATCTGTGTATCCAAAATTATATAAATTATGGACTTTACTTTTAACATCTTGTACTACTACAGTGGCACTTGCAGTTTGCATATCTAATCTTCTATCTATTACTATATTTAATACAATTCTTTTTAAAATTGTCTTTTCTCCACTTTTATCAATTATTTCTACCCTATAATTCATTGCTATCACCATTCCAACCTTCAATTCCACAAGGACATAGCAACTCACAACTCATATAATATATATCTCCCTCTATTGGAGTATCTAAATCAAAATTTCCTTGAAAATATCCTCTGTATTCTGTTCCAAATTCATCAATAAAGATAAACCTTTCAGTATATCTATTTCTAAATTCTTTAAATCTATTAATTGCTTGTTGTGTATTTGTTTCAAAAGCTACGCTAAATTTAATCAATGCATCTGATTTAACTGCATCTTGAAATACTGTATATCCTGTTAAACTCTTATTACCTTTTCTTAATGTTACAGGAACAGGAGGCTTATAGTTAGTTATTACTGCCCCTGTATCTGTTCCATTGTCATATTTTAAAGTTAAATTAAAATCCAACTATAACACCTCCTAGTTTCTAATTGCATCCTTCATAAATAAATCAACTAAACCATTTTTTAATGCTACTTGCCCCATGCTATTTACTTCTTGCGTTAACTGTTCTGTACCTTTACCACCTGTATCTGCTACAGTTACATTCATATTTATAACAGGATTAAAATTAAGTTGTTTGCTATTGCCAATATTACTATATCCACCACTAGCTCCACTTAAAGCTAAATTATTTAGTCCATCAAATTTTGGTCTTACATTTCCTAATCCTTTAATTTTATTTGCTAATCCACTAAGTTTAGTATTTATATTACCTTCTTGCTTGTCTATACCTTCTACAAGTCCTTCTCCTATATAACCACCATATTCAGAAAACACTTTACTTGGGGAATGTATCCCTAATATATTTTTAAATGTATTCTTTATGCCCTCTGCCATTTTACCAGTAAAGTCTTTAATTTTATCCCAACCTCTTTTTAATCCTCCAAAAAGCCCATCACAAATCCATGTTCCAATTTTCCCCATAAAATCACTAAAGCCTTTCCATATTAATTTCCAACCATTTATAGATTCTTTAAAGAAGTTGCTTATTTTCTTACAAACATCACTAATATGTTTCCATAAATTTTGTGCTGCTTTCTTTAATTTATCCCAGTGTTTAATAACTTGGTATACTATTAAACCTATTGCAAGTATTGCCCCGACAATAATAAGTGTATGTGGTGTAATTAAAGCTGGTAACATTTTAAATATCGTTGCTGCAGCTCTTAATTTTTTAAAAGCACCTATCACTACACTAACACTCTTGACTAGTTTGCCTAGAATTAAAAATACTGGAGAAAGTAAAGCTATTGCACCAATTACAAGACCTATAGCACTTTTTATAGGCTGAGGTAATGCATTAAAAACATTAACTACTTTAGTTACAACTTTAACTACTTTAGTTAAAATAGGAACTACTGCTTTTGCAATAGATATTTGCATCTCCTCAAATGCACTTTTTAAGTTAGTTATAGCACCTTTCAAATTATTTTGCATAGTATTTGCCATCTTTTCGGCTTGTCCATTACAATTACTTAAATTACTATAGAGTTTGTTATAATCTTTATCAGACGCATTAATAATTGCCAACATTCCAGACATGGCTTCCTTACCAAATATTGTTGCAGCATATTGAGATTTTTGTGCATCACTTAACTTTGAAAATTTTTGTCTTAATTCATCAAATAGAACCTTTCCAGATTTAACTTGCCCTTGACTATCTACTAAAGATACTCCTAGTTCATCCATAGCTTTTCTCATCTGTTTAGTTGGTTTTGCTAAGTTAACTAAGGATGCTCTTAATGCTGTACCTGCAGCACTCCCTTTAATTCCCGCATTAGCCATTAACCCTAGTGCGAAAGAAGTATCCTTAGCACTTATACCTAATGCTCCTGCAACTGGTGCTACATACTTAAAACTTTCACCCAACATAGAAACATTTGTATTAGAATTTGTACTTGCACTAGCTAACAAATCTGCAAAATGTGCCGAATCTTTGGCTTGTAACCCAAATGCAGTCAAAGAATCCGTTACTATGTCAGCCGTAGTTCCTAATTCTTCCCCACTTGCTGCTGCTAAGTTTAATATACCTGGTAAACCATCAGTCATTTCTTGGGCTTTCCATCCCGCCATGCCCATAAATTCCATTGCCTCGGCGGACTCTTTAGCACTAAATTTAGTTTTAGCACCCCATTCTCTAGCAGTCTTTTCTAGTTTCTGCATTTCTCCATCTGTTGCACCACTTATAGCTTTAACTTTACTCATTTGTTCTTCAAATCCCATGGCTGTCCTAGTTGCCATTGCTAAAAATCCACCTGCTGCAATAGAAGGTTTAGCCATTGCTTTACCAGTAGATGTTAATGCACTTCCTAAAGATTTAATTTTGTCTTCTGCTCCACCTGTGCCAGTTGCAAACTTTTTTAAATCTTGCCCTGCACTATGTAAACTATTTTTAAATCCACTCCTATCAAGTGTAAGGTAAGCAACAGCTGTACCTACATTTACTGCCATATAATTCACCTCCCAATTTGGGATAATAAAAATGGTTAAACACTATTTATTATTAGTATTTAACCACTCAATTACATCGTTGTTATTTTGTTTATTTACTTGTTCACCATCTATAAATCTAGGTTTAGGACTATCTTCATCTTGCATTTTATTCATTATATATATACATGCTTCATCAAAGCAAAACGCTTCATATGTTCCCTCTAAGCCTATTATTTCACTTGGTCTTTGCTTGTACTGTTGACTCATTGCAATTATACTAATTATCCTCTGGCTCTTTACGAAAGGATTCTATCTCTTCAATCCCCTTTTGGCTATAATTAAATAAAGAAACAATTTGTTCATCAGTTAACTCTAATCCTAATTCTTCTAAATCCTTGATAGAAGGTTCTACAAGTGTATTTTCTGCCATAATAAACATTACATCTGTAAGTGTTTTCATGTCTACATTACCTTTATCACTTGTTTTACCGTAAAATAATTCTTCTGCTGCCGATAATAATTTGTTAGGTATAATACCTTTTCTAACTAAATTTAAAAGAGATACCCTTCTAACTTTAACTACAAAAGGTATATCTGCTTTAAAACGTGGTAATTCTATTACATCACATTCTGCCATTTGTTTTAATTGTTCTAAACTTGTTACCTTTAACTCCATAATATATTCCCCCTATTATGCTATTTTTACTGTTTTAAATTCTGTACTTAATGCTGTAGTAGTTCCACTTCCATCTAATTTATTTACAGCCTTAGCTTCTGCAATATATACTGTATCTATTGCTAAAGAAGTAGGTACAAATGTTACTATTTTCTTAGTATCATCTATTGTTACATTACCATCTACCACACTATTATCAGATTTTCTTCTTACACTAAAATTGGTCTTGGTTACATCATCTTGATCAATTTGGTCTGTAAATGTCCATACTACCCTATTAGTTATTTCTACTCCCACATCTGTATTTGTATCTTCTACAGTTCCACCTTCTACTCCTATTTTTTCAATTGGTATAATTGGTTCCTCTTGAGTTGGATCTGTTGGTAAAGTGTTCATAAATTCTATTTCTACTGGCTTTTCATTTCTGAATGGAATTGATTCTGCTTCATATTCTGGCACTAAAAACTCACCGTCTTTAACCTTATATTTAGCTGGTTTACCTTTACAATGTTTGTATGTGAATTTAGCATATCCAGTTGTTCTTGAATAATCTTTTTCCTCTGTAAAAATCTCCATTGTAAACGGATGTCTTTCTACTGTAACACCTGCTTCTGTACCACAATACTTATTTCCTTCTATAGTTCCACCATCTATTAAAGCCATAGTTTGCATATTAAATAAGTTATCTTTAAGTTTTAATTTATAACCTATTACAATATCCTCTGTTTCATTTATTCCATATATCTTATTCTTTACCCTTAATATATCCCTTTTACCCTCTGATTTTATAGGCTCTATATCTATTTCATCAGAAGTTTCAATTGTATGTGTTTTATTTGTAACTTCATCGATAAAATTTACCTTTTTTACATTAACTAATGTTTTACCTTCATCTGCCATAAAATATTACCTCCTTAATCTTTTAAATTGTTGGTACTCTATGCTTGTAGTATAGGCTTCTACTTTATCATCTACTATTGATGGTGTTTCATTACCTGTAGGTCTTAATTCTCCTATAGCCTTCATAGCCTGTTTAATATTCTCTACATAAAACTCCATGCTAGAATAGTTACTCATAGGGTGATAAATAATAATATCAAATAGCTTATATCCGTTAACATTGCTATCCATAGCATAAGTTCCGCCCTCTTTTATAACAACATAACTATCTGTGCATTTGTCTCTTTTTTGTCCAGGGGAGTATACTTCATATCCTAGTTTTTTTAAGTGTAAATATATCTTTTGCCATACAGTTTGAGGTACCGCATTATTTATTAAATCCTGTTGTAGGTGATCCCCTGGAACTTTATAATTAAACTGTGCCATTTATATCACTTCTCCAATATTTTATTAAGTCCGTTTAGTATTTCAGGGCTTAATTTATCTACTGCAGGTTTTAAAGTAGCATATCGTTTATCATTACATAATTCAAGATACGGAGAATATTCCATATTACCAGCTACATATACAATACATTTTTCGCTGTCCCATTCTTTACCACCTTCTATGGTTTTACGTGCTAATCCAGTTCTATCTGTCCAAGGTGCATTTTTCTTTGCGTGTTCTTCTAATTTTTTTCCTGCAGTATCTGCATAAACTCCTATGGCTGCTTTAGATTTCATTTCAAATTCAGATAGCCCATTAAGTACACTTTCTATATCAATTTTAAAACTCATATTTTCACCTTCGTTCTAATATCATATCAAATATTATATCTTCTACATTTCCCGTATCAATTATTTTGTACTTAGTCCCATCTAAAGTAAAATAATCATCTTGTTTTATTTTTTTGCTTTCTTCATTGTAAGCAACTAATAACTTATCATAGTAATTAGTATTTATGGTTGCTCCAGTATCCGAACTAATATTTATCTTGTTTTCTTTTCTGTAGTAATATCCTTTAATAGTTGTTACATATAAATCCTCTAGTTTTTCACCATAAGCATTTTTACCATTTCTTAATACCTTAATTTCTTTTAATAACCCTTTTTTCTCTAACTGTTTATATATCTGTTTACTTATTTTCCCTCTATTAATTTTACTCATTGGCCATCAACTCTTTTCATGGATGTTTTATACCCTGTTGTAATTCCTAATAAACTACTTTCATATGCTTTTTTATATTCCTCTGCTAATCCTAACCAATATTGCCTATTAGAACTTAATTTCACCCCCGCAACTTCTAACTTATCATCTGCACTAGCTTTTAATAGGCAACCCTTATAACTAGCCTTATTAATATTATTATCATTGGATTCCAATAACAAATTCAGGTCATCATCTTCAAAATATGGATACTCTTTTTCCTGAAGATTAAATTTTAATATTTCTAAAGGTGTTGCCATATTTATTCACCTTCCTTAGTTTCTCCTTTTTTCTGTTTCCTCCAAAGACTCAACATAACCCTTCTTGGTCATTTCCTCACTATCTTCTGTTCTAACTTCAAATTCATCACCTATTTTAAAGCAATCCTTATCATACTTTATATTTACTAATGCTCTGACTTTTATTATTGCTTTTTCTTCTACTGTTTCCTCTACTTTTTTATCTGTTTTTATTGTTTTTTCATCTGCTTTTTTAGCCATATTAACCAATCCTTTCCTTTTCTAAAATTTAAAGAGAGAAGGTGAAATACCTTCTCTCTTATTCAGCTACTGTAGCAAAGAAACATTCATCTGCTCTTTCAAAGCTTGGCAACACTAATTGAGATACTTTAGTTTCTACTGTAACAGGATCCTCTTTAGCCATAGTAGTTATTGCCACTCCAGTATTAACTATTTCTGTATCTAACTTAGATGAGCCAAACATTTTATCCGCCTCTTCTGGTGTGGTTCCGTATACAGTTTTTCCTAGTGTCCCTTGAGGAATTAAGGTAACCTTATTATCCTCATAAAGATTCATGATTTTACCATCCTCCGCTACAAATACACCATTTAATATACCTACTTCTATTCCTAATTTTTGTTTTAAGTAATCTTTGACTAAGTTATCGGTAACTATTACATTGCTTAAGCCTTTAATTTCATTTTGTATAGCCGTATTTGCTCTTACATATCCAAAAGTCTTTTGCGTCATTAACATTCTGTTAGGTTTTTCATAACCCTCTGCTACTAAAGCATTCTGCCATCTCTCTATATCTCCAACTATATCAGCAGTTGGATCACTCCATTTAGCAGTACCTTGAAGCACTTCTTTGTGTTCATCTGGAATACCATAGTCTACAACTACATCTCCATCATCAGTAATTATCTTTATTTCTCCGTTCTGTAATAATTGGGCTCTCATTCTTTTTGCTTGTACTTCTGCACCATCAACTAAAGCTTTATAGTTTCCAAACACTTTATTTAGGATTTGATTAACTAGTTCCTGGTTGTTAGCTTTCATTGCTAGTAACATTTGTTGTCTATCTTTTTCCTTTATTAAAATAGATTCTTTAAAGAAAGGCATTTCTTTCTTTTCAAGATTTATGTCTGCTTTTAGTGTTCTTGGTTTAACTGCTACATCAAATGTAGACATTCTTAAAGCTACTGGCTTTTGTTTTGCACCCTTAGCCACTTCTAACTCCATTCCTAGTTGCTTATCATTTGGAAATAAAGCTTTATCCAAAGTTATTTGTGGTGGTAAATTTTTAATATATAGTGCTATTTCCTTTGCATTTATAAAATCTTTTAATTTCATATTATTTATTCCTCCTTCAAATTATAAAAATTTAATCATTGGTAGTGCTGCTTTTACTTCTGCAGTTGGTTTTTCTGGTAGTACACTTTCTTTCACAAATCCAAAGATAGTTACTGGAACTACTTCTGTGCCATGTGAATTAGTAAAATCCACATCCTCATAAACAACTCCAAAAGCTTCATCATTTGTTACTGTAGTACCATCAACTTTTTTACCTACTTTGTCTACTATAGTGCCAGCTAATAAAATTCCTTCTGTAAGTGTTGCATCTGTTTTGTTTACCTTTATGTTAGTATTTTGAAATAATTCTCCAGCTAATGCTAGAATATTCTTCTGTTCTCCTAGTATTTTAGTTGAACTTTGTCTCATAATTTACTCCTCCTTTTATTTAAAGAAACCATCTATAGTTTCATTTATTTTAGCTTGGTCTGCCTGTTGTTTTCCTAGAACTTCACCTATACTTTTAGGTTGGCCAGTATTATTGCTAAATGAAGATGGACCACCTCCTATACTTCCAGTCCCTCCTGGAGTTTCCTCGGCAAATAAATAAGGATCAGATTCTTTTAAATTTTTAATCTGATCCTCTAGTCCTAAGAAGTTATCTCCATCAAGACTTATTTTTTCTATATCTAAAGCTTTTTTAAGTATTTCTAAATTCTTAGGCTTAAAATCTCCTAGCTTTTTCTCTAGCTTAGATTCAAATGTTATTTTATTAAGCTTAGCTTCATAATCATCCTTTACTTTTTTATTATCTTCCTTTAAATCTTCTATTTCCTTAGTTAATTCCTCATTATCTTTAACTTTTTCCTGTAGATCCTCAAGCTGCTTATCTCTTTTACCTATTTCCTTTTTATAATCCTTAATAGTCTGATTAGCAGTTTCCAACTCCTTTTTCTCTACATAATTTGAACTGTCTACTAGGTCTATATCCTTGTATTTCTTTTGTAAATCCTCTGGTATCTGTTTAAAGTGTTCTCCTAATATTTCACTTAATTTTGGCATCCTCAACAACCTCCCAATCATTTGCTAATATATTAGACATTGTAAAATCAACATCTTCAGTATCTCTTATATCCAATACTTTTCCATCTTTGCAATGTATCATTATAGTATTATTTTCCCATTTCCAATAACCTCCCCATTCTTTTCTTTTAACGTGCTTACCTTGTTTTAAAAACTCATAAGATTTTTTAAAATCCATTTATATATCTCCTTTCTACCCTAATAAATCTTTTTCTATTTCTTCAAAAGTATCACCATAAGTAAATCCAACTATTTTTATTCCGTCAAAAGTTTTCATAGTTAGAGTTTCATTATATGCCTTCTTATAATAGTCAAATTTCTTATCAAAATTAGCATTTTCATTGATTATTATTTCAGGCTTTTCAAATCCTGCCATTTCAATTTTTACACCTACATATTTTTTATCTTTATGGCTTGCTTCATAAAAACATTTTTCTAAATCATTAATAGTTAATTCCATTTATATCATTCCTTCCTTTAATTTTAAGCATAATAAAAGCACCTACTATTTTTAATTAGTAAGTGCTTTTTAATTAATTATTTCTATATTTTTTATTTCATTTTCGTACAATTCATAACTTGCACTTTCAGTATCTACTCCAATGCTAGCTATTTCAGGTTCATTATCTATAGCTTGAGTATAGTCACTACATTTACCCTGAAATGTATTACCACTTAAACAAGTTACTTTTATTGTTTTACCAATATATTTCCATAGATTCATATAATCACTTCTTTCTAGTTGGTACTATATGAGTACCTCTTTTAGAATAATGTATTTTACATCTATTTGTTTTTGATTCTTCATTAGTCATACTATTAACATTTATACCTATTTCTTTATCTACAGTTACAATCTCTTTATTATCCCATTCATTGTTTTGATTTAGTCTTATAATTCCATTTCCTGCATATTTATTAACTATTTTTTGTGCTTCATCAATTGATATTGTTAAGTAACTCCTACCTTCAATATAATTATTATGTTCTCTAATATGCTTTCCTTGCTTACTTTCTAATATTTCAAGTGGATATTTTCCACTTTTTATGTCATTTCTTATACTATTTATTATATCACTATTGCCATCATTATTGTTATCTTTTTTACTAATATTTCTAAAGAAATTACTTTCTCCTGCAAATTCTCTTCCATATTCCTTGTACCAATCATCTAATTTACTGTTACTTCCACCATATAACCAATCATGAAGCTCTAAACCAATATCCTCCATACTCTTAGTTATAACTGGTGTAAAATAACAAACTCCATTAGGGTGGTCAAGTGGTAATTCATCTGGCTTATATGTTTTACCTTCTCTACTTTGACATAATGTACATGGTCCTCTATGAGAATTACTTGTATGCCACTCTATTCCCTCTACAAACGGATTAGCTTTGCAAGACCTTTGCATTGATAACTGATAAGCATGAGATATAGAAGTAACTGCAAGCCTAAAACTGTTATATTCTATTTTTTTATTTCCTACTCCTGGATAAATATTTTTAAAACTCCAGTCCTTTTTTACTTCTGGATTAACATAATCCGATAAGTCTTTTGCTAATTCATAAGTGCTCTTCTTTTCTACTAATCCTTTTTGAATTATATAATCAAAGTTTGCATTAGCTTCTTTCTCATGGAACCATAACCTTTCTGAAAGTCCTTTACCATCTTTGTAAAAATCTCCACTTATAAGCTCCTGTAGTGATTCCTGAGGTATTTTAGAGAACATATTTGAGAAGGTTTCTTTTGAATTTAATTTATACTTTATGTCTAGTAAATTAAAAAAATCTAATTGAATATTATTAGCATATCTAGCACTTTCCAACATAGAATCCTCTATATCTTTTCTAAGAATCTTATTTAATTCTTTTATGTCTTTTTTGAACTGTTTCTGATAATCTAATAACCATCTTTCACTTAAACTATCTTTATTTGCTCTCTTGGCTCTTTTCCCTAAGTCTTTTGCTACATCCCTATATAAATCCCTTATATTTTTCATTTGCTTCTTAGTAAGCATTATTCTTTGTTTCTGTGCCCTATCTACTAATTCTAAGTATTCATTCATCTCACCACCTCACTTTAAGCATAAAAATAGCACCTATTATCTTTTAGGTGCTCTGTATCCAGCTTTCTCAGCTTCTTCTATGGTACTAAACCATTCTTCTGCTATAGTTCTATCATAATAAGTACTACCTGGAACATGGTATATTTTTTCTCCTGTATTTTTATTAATATTTCCTTTTATTTTACCTTTATGATTATTTTGTGTTTTTATTTGTTTTTCTTGGTTAACTTCTTGTGAATTACCTTTGTTATTTCCATCAACTTTACTACTAACTTTTCTATTAATAGGTGTTTTATTCACTGGCTCCACATGTACATAATTATAACTATTAAGTTGTAACCTCAAAGTTAGGACAAATAAAGCTCCATAAATTATAGTTCCTATTGAATATATAATAATTGCATCCTTTTTATCTTTGAGTATTTTACTACCTGTTAAAGTTGCTATAAGTAATGCAGAAAAAAATATTATAAACAGTATATAAAATATAATCACTAATTCCATAGCTATCCCCCTATTTCTATGTAAATTATAACATAACTAAGGGGAATTTTGGTACTTATAAATCCTTTAAAAATTCTTCATGCTCTGCTGCTGTAATAGAAGTTATATCTTCGCATATTTCTTTTAAAGCATTATCTACATCTTCTTCAGAACTAAAATCTTTAATATAGCTTCTATGACTTCTAACATTAGTCATTACTTCTTCCATAGCTAACTTCTTCTTATCTTCTTTATCTTCTGGAATAGGGTAATTTTTATCTAAAACTATATTATAGAGTAAGTCATTCCATTCTTCTTTCCAGTTCTCATAGCATTTAAATTTACCACATGCTTCTACTATTAACCTTATCATTTGTCTTATACTAGGCTCCCAATCGTGCCATTTTTCTTCACAACGTGCTACAAGCTCAGAATAAACATATTTTAAAGCTTTAGCACTAGGAATATTTCTTAATTGTTCTGGATGTGGTATTCCTAATTTTTCATACATACTTTTATCTAACTTATCTAAGTATTTGAGTACTGGATCTGCATTAGTAAAATTACTTTCTACTCTTAGTACTTTAGCTTGTTTATTGCCTTCTGTATCTTCTATACTCTTTAAAGCCATAAGTGCATTAGGAGCAATATTACAAGCATTAACTGTATCTTCTGTTGCGTCTATTATAGCTGTTTGTCCAAACATTAGAAATCTAAGGGAATCGTTAAAGTCCGATAATCTCCTATTGTAAGAATCTTGTAGTGATTTTAAATCTTTTATATCACTTTGACCATAAGGACTAACTATACTTTGTTCATTGCAAATGACCCAACATGGTATTTTAGAAAGTCCTGTGTCTTGTTCTTTTATCTCTATTGGTGTTTCTAAATTATCACCTTTAAAAGTTTCTATTCTTAGATAACAAGTAGATTCTTTATCACTTATTTTATTCATATAGTAAGTGTATCTATACCATAGCTGTTCCTTTTGCTCCTTATTTGCTGTTTCAGTATCTTGCCTTACTAATACTATCTTATTTAATTTAGTTACATCATTAGGATCTACTTCATAATTAAAATCATTAATATCATGCCAGTATAATCTTATAGGTTGTCCTGGATTAGCTTCTAATCTTAGCATTACTCTTTTAGTTACTGTTGCAAGTCTAAAAGCTTTCATGGTATTGCTCCAAAATTTAGATGCATTTAATATTGCATCAATAAATTGCCTTAATTCTTCGCATGTCTCTTTATCTTTTTTATCCAACGGTTTTAATAATATATCTGGTTCTTTACCAAACATAAATCTAGCTTGCTTATTTATTAAAGGCTTAATCTTATTGTCTATTACTTGTGAAGGTACATAATCCAAATCATCTAAAGTAATCCAATTTTGCCCTAACAGGTCCTTGTTTAATTTTGCAACATCTATATCTTCACATTCACCTAGGTAAAATAGAAAATCCTTTAATGCTTGTTTTCTTTCCTTTTTTTCTCTAGCACTTAGATTCAGCAATATTTCTTTCATATTCATTAGAATACAGTACCTCCTTTCCTATAATTTTTAAGAACATTTTGTTTAAGTCCTCTACCTTTGTTGTATACTGATTTATCATATTTTTGTTCTTTAATATCAGCAACCTCATATCCATCTAATGCATACCAGATAGCACTACATTTTTGTTATCGTAAAGGCTCTTTATCCTCTACTTCTTACAGTTGTTATTCCTGTAAGCTCGGACTATCTATTAATTTATTATAATCAAATTCATATATTCTGTAAGTTTTTTTAACTATCCAATTCTTTTTAATAGCGTCTGTTACATTTACTTTACCCGCAAAGAATTCTCTAGCTTTTCTATTGTAAGGAAAATATAGTTTTTCACCTGTGTTTATATTTTCAACTACTACTGTTTGATATTTAGAATTTTTATTTATTTCAATTATTTTTCTAACATCTAGTTTATCACTTAAATAAAAATATTCTTTAACTCTGTTGTTTAAAGCTCTACTTTCTACATATCCCAATGTTCTTCTAGTAGCTTCTGATACTCCTATGTACTCACCTATATAGTTTAATAAGTAATCATAAACATACACTTTAGAACACTTATTAATAGTCATATTATTTATTGCATTACCATAATGAACATTTTCTAATCTAGTTACCCATTCAAGGTTTTTATAATTATTGTTTGATTTATCTTCATCTTTATGATTAACCTCAGGATTATTCTTAGGATTAGATATATATGCTAATGCAACTAATCTATGAATGTATGCTTTTTTCCATTTTCTTTCACCTTTTAGCTTTAAACTAACAACTTTATATCCTTTACCATTATCATGACTTGCTAATGGCTTATTTGTTTTAGTTGAGAATATAAATCCTTCCTTGCTTACAAAATATATATCTAGTACTTCTTTGTATCCCTCTATGGTATTTACTTTTATCATATGATATCACCTCAATAATATTATACCATACCAAATGACATAATCAAAGTACTATCTTATAATAAATTTCGAGGTCTCGTGGGTGAATTATATTCTGTAAAACAGTTTCATCACCTAGTCTCTGCCCCTCACATAGCTTTTAAACATATGTGTTCGGTTCGGATTAGCATTTCAGCTTTCCCGCTTAATACCTCGATTTATACACGCCTAGGCTGGTATGTCCAACGTGTGGGGATCTATATTAAATTCATCTTCTATAATTTCTCCATTTTTATCTAACGCATAAGTTAAATCTTCTAATTCATTTATAACGTCAGTGCAATCTTCAGAACAAATTATTTTTTTAAACCTCTTAACCTTTTTAGTATTTTGAAGCCTACTACCTGGGAATTTTTTAGCACCCTTCATATTAAATCCTTCTTGTTTATAATACTTAATAGTTTTAGGTTCTGCACTATCTGCTCTAATAAGTTCCTGTGTCTTTTTAAATTCAGCTATTTCTATTGCAGTTCTATCATCTGTCATTTGATTTTTATAATATTGCCAATAAATATATAGGATCTTGTTATCATCATCTATAGCTAATCTAACTATGGCATTGTAGGAATCTTCAAACCCAAAGTCCATTCCAACTCTATATATAGGATTTTTAATACTTTGAATTGCTTGCAGTACTTCATAATGAGGTTTCTTTTCAAACTGTGGCAATACTTTTCTACCATTAACTCCAAATCTACCTCTTCTAGCTATCCTATACAAATCAATATCATATGTTTTTAATTCATCTAGCTGCTCTATATAGCTTTTAGGCAAAAATAAATTATCATCAGGTAAACTATGATGATAATAAGTATTATTTTTAATAATTATTCTATTTTTATAAAGTTTCTCATCATCTAAAATAAAAATTTTCTTTTTAGTATCCATAAAAAAGTGTTTATAACACCAATTATTCTTTGATACTGGGTTAGTAGATAAAATCATATGTAGCTTTAAGCTAGGATGTCTTAATCTTCCTAGCAGCTCTTTGAATCCAGCATATTTTACTTCTGAACACTCTTCTACCCATACTATAGATACATTATTAATAGACTTTAATTTAGCTGGTTTATCCATACCTTTAAATATAATTTTACTACCATTAGGAAATCTTATTTGCATAGGAGAAGTAACACATTTAATTTTGTCGTCTAATTCCATTTCAGTTATTATCTCTTCTAATAATGAATAACAACTATCTCTAATAGTATCATATACTTCTCTAACTACTAAAGCAGTTCTTTTTTCTTCTAATAGTTTAAGTATTAATTTCAATGCTATATGATAGCTTTTAGATGATCCATAACCACCAACTAGAAAATAAAATTTATAATCCCAATCAAATAAGAAATCTTCAAAGTGAGGATTAACTTCTTTTACTATAGGCATTACTCCTCACCCTTTCGCTTGATTAGTATTTCTATAGGTTTGTCATCTTGATTATTATTCTTTTGAGACTTTTCAAAGTCCATTTTCTCTCTGTTAAGTCCATATTGTAGTTTATCTTTTTCATCAAGTATTCCAAGAGTTTGCCTCTGCATTTTTTGTAGTTTACTTAAAGCATTTACCATGTTTAAGAGTTTAGAATCATTAATAGTATCTAAGGTTTCAGATGTTATTTCCTCGTTAAATTCCCCAGGACCATAACCTGTTCTAAGCTTTGCAACATATTTATATAATTCAGTTTCATCTGATAAGGCTTCATCTAAATAACCTAATAGTTTATCTGATATATTTAAATGTTTAGCTTTATATTTTGCTATTTCACTACTTATAAGTTCTGCGGTTTTTTCTTTGGTTTTTTGGTTTGTAATTAGTTTGTATTCGGTTCTTTTTTTACTCCATTCATTTGTAGCGGAATAGTCTTTTATTGTTTGAATTGGTATATTGTACTTTGCGCTTAAATCCTCCAATGTACAAGGTTTCCTATGTATATCTGTAACATACTCATTTTCAATTTCTATCCATGAAATTTCTTTTTCTTCTTTTGGAGTACTCCGTTTCTTTTTTTGGAGTACTCCATTTAATTTATCATTCCATTTATCTTTACATTTCCATCCTCCAATTGTTTTTTCTGATATATTTAAAATTTTAGCTATTTCTCTATTAGTAATATCTCCATTATGTTCTTTATATATTTTAAATGCTCTATCCCTATTTGGGCTTCTAGCTCTTGCCATATCACCACCTCATCGCTATATGCTTCTATTTATTCTATAAATAAAAAAGAGCCTATATATTAAGCTCTTTTAATAACTTATTTCTTATATGTTCCTTATTTATTTCTTCATTATAATTAAAATAAATAAGTTTAATATTATTCTTTTTGCATAATTCCTTTTTCTTTTTATCTAATTCTTGTCTTTTCTTAAATGTTTCTTTACCACCCCAATGCTTAAAGGGTTTGAAGTGTTGTTCTCCCTGGTATTCTATTCCTATATCTAAAGTTTCTATGTAAATATCTAATTCTAGTCCATCTAAAAATGGGGGTCTAAAATGTCTATACATAGTTAGCTCTGGATATAGTTTTCTTATTATCTTATATAACTTAGTTTCATTCTCCCATTTCTCGCCAACTCTTTTAGATTTAAACCAGTCCCTTACTTCATTTTCAATTATTTTATGTACTTCTTTTAATCTTTGTTTCATTATATAATCTATTGCATAATATAATTTTTTATATATGAGCTCTTTATCTTCTATATAAAAATGTCTTAATAATATTGCTTCTTCCCTATGCTCTATCTTCTTAAGCATTTCTAATATTTCTTTATCTCCAAATGTATCTAGTAGTTTATACCTTCTTATATCTTCAAGTAAATCTTTATCTGTTGGATCTAATATTAATCTGATCTCAATAGGACCATCTTCTTTTAAATAATATATTCCATCATATGTACTAGGGTTTATCCCCTTATTAAAGTAATTTATATTTATATACCAGCCAAAGGTTCTTTTAAATTTAGTTCCATACATAGGAGTACAATATTCTTTAGTAGGTTTTTCTATATTGCATCTGTGGCATACATCTTCTTTAAATTTGATATGATTTAGCCATTCTAATCCTACTGGTGGATTTTTCTTTCTTATAACCTCATTTATACTTTCTGGCATATCTAATTGTTTTAATAATATCCACTCTGGAGGATTAAGTAAGCTTGAAGGATATTTTAAAAATAGTTTTATACAGTTTTCTATTGCTTTTTTCATACATGAACATAAAACTACTTCTGAATTTCTATCCTTCTGGAATCCTATGAAATTTCCATACATATCTGTATAGTGTACCAATGGATATGGTAAGTTTTCTTTTAGTATCATTTATATCACCTAATAAAGTCATTCTATATAAATTATTTAATTCCTTTTAATATTTTTATTTCAAAATCCCTATTAACGTAGGTGTTTTTATATTATTTGTTAACTATAACTTTAAAATTGCCATTTAAAAATTTTTCTGTCCCCATCAAAGTTGAATATTTTGTCATATCACCAATATTAATTTCAAATTTATCATCTACACTCTTATTTAAAATAACAATTCTATATTCTTTTTGGTTTTTAAATGAAGAATCTTTCCAAAAAAATACTTTTTCATCAAAGTCCATCGAATCAATTATTCTATCTATATCATTCTTGCTAAAATCACTATATTTTACTGCTCCATTACATAATATAAGACCTTTTTTATCAAGAGATTGCTTAAAGGCTTTTAAGAAATATATAGGTGGAATTATTAATACATATTCTCCAAAATTATCAATAAATTCTTTCTTCTCTTCATCAGTAAAAAATAATGTTCCTTTTATTTTATTACTTGTTTTCTCTTTTATTTTTATATTTTTTATATCTACATAACTCATGCAGAAAATAGGTCTTTTATAATTTTCTTTACAGCTCATTTCGGCTATTGATGATGTACCATAAATTACTTGGTTTCTATTGTCATTACTTACAAGTTTAACACTTACATCATTCATAATATTACTACCTTCATTTTTATCTCCCATGCCCCTTTTACCACTTACTTTCTCTAGTTCCTTGAAATATTTAACATTTTTCATATAAATATTCCCTTTTTGTAAGGCTTCAATATGTTCCTTTTTACCAAACTTTAAAAAGAAAAATATACAGTTTTCTAAGTTTTTCATATTTCCATCTCCCTTCATATAGTTCCTTCTACATAAAAAGAGGTAATCCTCCATCATTCGCTCGTCTGTTTCCGATTATTTATGACATATATACAATATATAGTATTTTTAATCCACACTACTAGCAATATATTGTAGGTAAGTGTATTTAAAGCAGGAATTTTTTACTATTTATCAGTGAGCCCATTTCTTGCCCACCCTTCAACTAATATAAGTTTATCTTTAACATGAGTTTCCCATTTTGATTTTGCCATGAGCTCACCTCCTAATTGCTAGTTGCTATTGTTTGTTTTGAAAATAAAAAAGAGCCCTTATGAGCTCTTTAATTACAAGGTTAATTGTTTTATTATTAATTCATTTAGTACATTATTTATTTTCGTGTCTATATCTTCCAATTCTATTTTTTTATCTTCTGTATTCCGTAATTGATCAAGCACTATTGATATATGAATATCAATAGTGTATCTACCTATATTAGCTTTTAAGTTTGAACCAAATGTTGTTATGTTGTTTACTGCCAAATCACTTTTTTCTATTTCTTTTAATATATTCTCAAAAGTATTATATACTTTTCTAAGTACTGTTTCGTTTAATTCCACAATTCTTTTTACTTCCTTACATATATCCATATCATCACACCTCCTTTCAATGTAAATATTTCTACATATTATGAATATTTCCTTCTTTAATTTTACATTTTAGGAAGGGTTTTTATACTATATGTAGAATTTTTGTATAAAAGGAGGTGTTTTGCATTCAAAGAACTAGAGTTTCTTCATCAAATGTTTATTCTATAGGATATGATTCTTCTTCCAGTATATTAGAAGTACAATTTAATAATGGATCTATATACCAATATTCCAATGTACCTTATAGTATATATCAAGGGCTTATGTCAGCAACATCCCATGGTAGTTATCTCCATGCCCATGTAAAAGGAATTTATCCTTATAGAAGAATAGCTTAATCAATAATAACAAGCACTACAGCTGGGCCATCTATTCTAACTATTTTTTCTTCATATGGTTCAGCTATAGTAGCTGTTACACCTTCTCGCCTTCTTAGCTCTTCTACCAATTCTTTAGTTGATAAATACTTTAATTTCATTCTTTTCACCTCACTCTTCTTATTGCCCCACCCTTACATCTCTTATAACTGTCATGTTTCATTAATTCCATAACATCATTAAAGGAGAGGTGATCTTTACCTCTCCTGGATTTCTTCTTCTGTTTTTTATTCTGCTGCTTTAACCTCTTATGTATATCTGGTTGTTGTGTCTTTATTATTTTCTCTACTTTCACACCTCTCACCTTCCTCTAATAGAAAAAGACACCTACGATTAAGTAAGTGCCTGTGTTAATAAATGTTTGGCAAGTACGCACTACCTGCCTGCTACAGTAATCCCTGCTGTAACGATTCAGTATATATTTTTACTTACTTACCATATTACCATAAGTAAATCGGACAATGGGGACAACTTTATTTTAAAAATCTTTCTGCTGTTTTCCTAACACTTTCTGTAGTAGTTCCTCCTCCTATATTTGCAGCTACTTCTTCCCATGTTAATCCATTTATATATCTTAAACTTATTATTTGCCTTACAAGGCTATCTTCTATATTTTCTATAAACTCATTTGTTTCTTCTACTAAATCCATAAGCTCTTTTATTCTTTTATTTAATTTTCTTCTCAATCTTTCTGCCTTCCTGTTATACTCCTTATAATTCACACCTTCGATAGTAAAACTCCTTTGCACGTAAGGAAAATGTGAACTAGATCCTCTTACTTTGTCAGTTTCTATTGTATAGTCTAAATTTTCTATTTGCCTTTTTATTACTTCTATTTCTGTTTTAAGATATTTTAATTGCTTTAGTTGTTCTTTATTCATGCTTGTCCTCCTTACATAATTCTGTTAACGTAAGCGTATCTCCACTTCTTATATAGCTTTTCTGCTTTCTTTTCATCTATCTTTAACTTTTTTATTATTTGTCTCTTACCTTCTTCTGGTTCTAAAATTGGAAGATATTCATTAAACCACTTTTTAGTTCTTTCCTTGTTCATGTCTTTTTTAATCTCCCAAACTCTATTAGCAACTGCATATTCAGTTCTTCCTATTTCTTCTCCTATTTTTTTATAAGTCATTTTACTAATATTTTTTAACACAAACTTATCTTCTTCTTGGGTCCATGCCTTTCCCACGTTACTCACCCCTGCTTAACTTATCTACTTCTCTAGCTTTAGCTGTTATATATCTAACACTTACTGCTATAACTGCTATAGCCATAAGCACACTCAGTATTATTATGTTCATTGTTTATTCCTCCAATTGCTTAATCATTTTATTATATTTATTTAATTTATAATTTACATAGCTGATAAATATTTTTGTAGCTTTTTCTTTATTTTCTGATATAACAGTAACTCCTTCACCGATACATTTATTGCCTTCTACAATCTTATTCATTTGATTTTTAGTAACGGATTTACGTCCTAGTTTATTAGTACCTAAATAGTATGTCTTTTTGGTACTATCAACTACTTGTACCACTTCTTTTGTTATTTCATTGTTTCTTTCCCATATAATAAACACTTTATCCAATGCACACCCTCCTAAATCTGTTTTAGTAAAGACATGAGGTTTAATACCCCATATCCTGTCTTTTTAAGTCTTGTCCTTCTAGTTTATGTTCTTTTATTATTCTATTGTCTAGTTTAATTTGTTCTTTGAATAATTCTTAAATATCATTGTTAATCCTCCTAATATATTAATGTTTTGTTTACAAGTATTAAACATTCTTCTTGCATTAAATCCACTAATTCATGTAATGGTTCTTCTGCGTTTTCTTCCCACAATTCCACCACTTTATCTTTTGTAATTTCTTTTATCTCTGTATATCTGTCAATTTTACATACATTTTCTGAATATATACGTTCTGCATTTATCCTTGTCTTAGCGGATATTATTGTACTGTATGGATTTTTAAATTTAAAGTATTTCATCTTATTTCCTCCCTTGTTTAAAATGGTATCTCCCCATCATTTATTGGTGTTATATCTTCATTGAAATCTTCTATCTCTGATGTTTGGTTATTTTTCTTGTTTCCTAAAAATTCAACTTCATCAGCTATTACCTCAGTAACATAAACTTTCTGCCCTTCTTTGTTTTCATAGTTTCTTGTTTGAATTCGTCCATTAATTCCTATTTGACTTCCTTTTCTCATATAGTTTGCTGTAGCTTCTGCTATTTTCCCAAATACAACTATTGGAACAAAGTCAGCCTGTTGCTGCCCTTCCTTTGCAAACCTTCTATCAATTGCCAATATAAAATTTGTTACTGCAGTGCCACTCCCTTGTATAAATTTTAAGTCTGGGTCCTTTGTTAGTCTGCCTATTAATACAACTCTGTTCATTTATAATTCCTCCTAATTTGTAAATAAATATTCTAATTGTCTGTATAATAATATCTGCATTTCCCATTATCATGGCCAGTTGGTTCTGGAATACAATGTTCCTCAAATTCTTTATATATTTCGCATTCTCTACAATGTTTAGTGCAATCTCTGCAATTATAGTACATAAGTAACTCTACCAAAGCATAATAATCTCTATTTTCCTCATAACATTCATCTAGTTCACTCTTCATTTTTTTCTTGTACATATTTACAGCATATCTGTCTTGGATATTTATATATGCACTTTTAATACTGTTATAAAATGTTTTTGAAGCAGTTTTATTTAGTCTTTTACATATGCTGTTTAGAGCCTTTAACCCCCATGTCTTTGCCATTTTTAAACCTTTACTTTCTTCTTTAGTTAAATTGTCCCTTTCTCCCCATTCCTCTACAATCATTTCAGCTTGATCTATATACTTTTTTAAGAAAAGCAACTGAACTCTTTCATTTTTATTTAAGTAATCTTTCATTTTTCCCATTCCTTTCATCCTTCTAAAATATGCTTAAACAAAACTTGTGTAGTTACAGCCCCTACTCCATTTCGAACTGGTGTTACATGAGCTTTCCTTGCTACATCTTCTTCTACATCACCTAAGCCTACGTCTATTACTAAGCTATTTGCCTTCACCATGTCTTTTTTTATTAGTCCTTGTACTCCTGTACAACTTATAATTACATCTGAATTCATTGTTATTTTCTTTAAGTTTTTAGTTTTACTATGGGCAAGAGCAAGTGTGTAATCATTCTTTTCAAGTATTTTAAATATTTCTTTTCCTGCTCCTCTTCCAATAATCAAGATATGTTTATCAATTTCTATTTTCAAGTATCTTAATATCTCTAATACTGCTTCAGCAGTACAATTTTTAAATATGCTCCTGCTAGTAAAATTATCTATATCCTTCCACTCAGGGAGGATTAACTTTAATTTTTTTTCTAATAACTCTGGAAATGGCTTAGCTGCTAAAATATAGTCTGTTATCTTTTCTATTTCCGCTACTTTTTCGCATGTTCTTTCTATTCCCTTTAAGTCCTGAACTATAGTTACCACTTCCATTTTTCTAGCTTTTCTTTCTATGCTCTCAATGTAACTTGTACTATCTTCATGTTTACCATATTTAAATATACCTAACACTTTCCTTTTAGTAGCTTTACTTGGCTCTAGTTCTTTAATTAAACTTTCTAAATTTATATACATATCTTTCTTCATGAATATAGTCCTCCTGTGCTAATGTTATTTTCTTCTGCGTTTTTTATCATGTAATTTATTTCTGTTTTCTATTTTCTTTTTATATCTCTGCTTATTTTTTTCCTGTTCTTTCAAGTTTCTTTTTACATTTTCAAGTGCTTTATCTAATACTCTATCCACTCTACATAGTTTCTCCATATCACCCTTTTACCTCTTTTCTCTTGTAATTTTTAATTCCCCAGTATATATATCCACCTTATTAATACAGCGTGTATATATCCCAGTATTCACAACAATAATGTCTTTATCATTGTAAATAACCTCACCTTTTATTTTTTCTTTCCTTGTTACTCCCTTAGCTAATATTCTTTCTCCTGTCTTATAGTTAATTTTAGAAATTCTATCTAGTTTCTTAGATGCAATTTGTTTTTTATCTTCCTTTATTTCTTTTATTTCATTAAGAGCTTCTTCATATGTCATTCCCCTATCTAATAGATCCTGTATTTCTTTTTCTTTTTTTAACTTTGTAAATCTCATTTCTACAGCCTGTTTACTTCTATTAATTTTTTCCCCCATTTGTTTGCATGTCATTTTTCCCTTGTTTTTGAGGATAAATTGTTCTTCTTCCCTAGTCCACTTTCTCTTTCCCATATTCCTTCTATCTCCTATCACTTGAGTATCATATGAGAATAGGTATGTAAAACCCTATCCCCATACAACCTCATTTCCTTCATAGTTTACTTGCATTACGTATTAATTCTCTTTAGGGTTCATATCTCTATACTTTCTAATCTTTATATGCAAGTTTTGAAGTTTGTTAAGTTCGTTGGTCGAAAAACCTTCTCCACATACGTCTTCTTTAATTACTTCCTCAATAACTTTTTCTGTATCGTCTAAAAGTAAGTCAAGTAATTCTTCCCTGTTTTTAAATCCTGCCATTTTATCACCTTTCCTTCACAATAATTTCATATTACGTCTTAAACATCTTCTTGCCTTTTATACAATGTCTGTAATGCACTTATTTCCGCCTGTAAGGCTTGTGCCTTATCTCTGCCAGCTTTATATCTAAACTCTGCTAAATCCCTGTTAAACTTTATTTCTGCAACATTTGCTCTTGCTACATCTCCAACTATAGATACTGGAACTTTCTGTTCTCTTAACTTCATAATTTCCACACCAAGTGCTTTTCTATATTCCTGTTCTGCTTCTGCATATTCCCTGGCTAAAGAAAATAATTTATCTCCACTTTTATTTAATCTCTTAGCAGCTCTATATATTTCTTGTGCTATTTCTACTACATCTACTTCCATTACATCACCTCTTCTAAACTGGTCGAAATCGACGGGTTTAACTATCCTGTTCTACTTCTTCTAGGTATTCCAAACGTTCCCCACAATAAGGGCAAGGGTTCATGTTGTAAGTTGGATATTTCCCACAACTAGGACACTTAGGCAATAAATAAGTGTGTGCTCTATCATCTAGCCCTAATACTGTATCTTCAACATACTCAATCTTCATTTTTCCACCTCTTTTATTTCTACTTCTACCCTTGGATTATTCTTGTCCACTTTAAAAGTATGTTTAAAATTATTTACTTCTTTCCAGCCATCGTTTTTTATATTACCTGCTGCTACTAATCCATCTAGTATAAATTTAATTCCTGCAGCTATATTGTCTTTATCTTTCCTTTTATTTTTACAGTACCAGGTAATATCTAAATCTATTTTGTTAAACTTTCCTTTACCTTTTGCTAACCATGTAACTAGATCCGTATATTCCTTTTTTAGGTTCCTATATTTCATGTAATGTTGTTTTGATACATCTATAATTTTATTTAAGTCTGGTAACTCTCCTGGAATAATTAATTTCAATACAATCTTCCTCCCATACAACCTCTAATTACATCTTCTTTTTTATATTTATCTACATGCTTATTTATAGATTTTGTTATTCTTCTTACTGCTGCATTACTTATGTCTAAAATCTCTTTTATTTCTTTTTCTGTGTATTCTTCTTTAGTAAATAATTTAAATAGTTTCTTCTGGAACTGTAGCTTGTACTTTATATCTATTTGCCTACTTTTATGTGGACTATTATCCCCTCTGTGATGTTCTGAACATAAATACATGATATTACATTGGCAATGCTCCAAAGCCTTCTGTTGGCTCTTAAAAACTATATGATGTTTTTCTGAATTCGGTCTACCACATACTTTGCATATCTTCATATTTTCCTCCTATGCTATTATTAACTGATTACCATATGAGAATATAGTTTTATAGCTATACTCCCATATGATGTTATTCCTGTTTTCTTTTATCAAATCAAACTCAATTGTTCAAATTTTTTATTACTTTTATTACTTCTTGTTTTCTTACATTTTGCATATATAAGCCATTTTTCTATTTCATGGATTACTTCATCTTGATTTTTATATACATCTTTACTTAAAGAAATACTTCTACTACTAGTAGGAAGTGAAATATACATACTGTACTTCTTAACTCTCTGGGAATAAGTTATATCAAATCGTATTTCCCCACATTCAGCTTGTTGTATCTTTGTTTTTATTACAACATCAAGTGCTGCATTAACTGTTTCTTTCCATTCTGCTTTATATAAATTATCTACTTCAACAAATTCAAATGGTTTATAAAACCATGTATCTGTACATCCATCCATAGACCACAACATAACTTCTGAACCTTCTTTGTACTCTTCTTCCCAGTTATATGTTGCTTTGCATCCATATTCTTTTAATAATTTGTGGATCTGTTCAAAATTAGAATAATATTTCATTTCTAAAACTCACCTTCACCCATTTCATAAAGTCCTGGATTACGATATTTCTTTTTGTCTAATATTTTTTTACCCTTGTTTATAGCCTTGTTTTCAGTATCAGTTTCAAACTGCACCTCAATATTTTTCTTTAGTTCCGTATCATAGTAATTTAATCTATATCTCTTTTTAGATTCTTCTTTTAAATACATCTGCCAGTTACCTCCCTGGAAATAAAGCTTTACTGCTTGGTCTATAACTTCTTTATTATCCATAGTTCTTATTCCCCTTTAATTCTTTTCTCTAATCTTTTGATTTTTAAATCTTTTTGAAGTTCAACTTTATCTTTTATATCAAAAGCTAATTCCATTTGTTCTAGCATTATTTTTACATCTGCTATTTCTTCAGCTATGTTAGATATATTACTTTTACCTCTTTTAAACTTGCATAGCTCCTTCTGAAGTTCTGACATTTCCTCAAACACCATATCTATTTGAGCATATAAGCCATACTTTGATATTGCTTTTTTATAAATTTCTTTATTTCTTTTATTTGAATCTACATTTTTTATTATTTTTATTGCAGCATTTAAGGCTTTTACATCCTTTTCCCATATTGAATCACTATCCTCTGTTATAGAATATTCACTGTTTTCTTTTAAACTCTCAAGTTGTTCTATTATTTGTTTCTTATTCATATTTACACCCCTATTTAATTTTTCATAAACTTTCTCATTCTGTAGTTGTACTGTTTCCCTTGAAATATTGTTATGTTCTCTCCACATCGTTCTAGCATTCTTCCACCTTGAGCATCATCTAATCTTTGTAATGTATCTGGAAGACATTCTGTGCTAACTAAAGTTGGCAAATTATTTAAATATCTATAGTTCAATATAGGATAAAGATGTTTAATATCAGCTTCTTTTAATTCTCCTACTAGCTCACCATTTCTTAGCTTATCTTTAAACAAATCATCAATAATTAAAACTTTTGCCTTCATGTAAGTAGAAGATAATTGTATATAATACTCATTATCCATTGCTGTAGCCTTTAATTCTCTCATAACCTCAACATAGGGCATATATATAACTTCTATCCCTTTGGCTATTAGTGCAGCTCCTATGGACAATAATATATGTGTTTTCCCTGCACCTGGTTGTCCAAATAATCCAAACCCATTCTCTTTAGTATCTTTTATTTTTTCAAAGTTAGTTATATAGTTTATTGCTTTATCTTTAGCTGATTTTTGTATTTCATCTACTGGATTATACTCATTTAATTTTTTTATATCTTTGGGATCTACTCCATACTTTTTCCAAAGTCTTTGTATTCTCTCTTTTTTATAGCATTTACATCTTCGGTAAGCTCCCGTTTCTTTATTTATTACCCAGCTAGTACCTCCGCATATGCTGCAAACATCAGAAGTCGATTTCTTGGTCACTGTAGCTCGGTCCTGTGTATGGCATGTTGAAGTCATATTGGATTTTATTCTGTTTACTATCTTCTCTACTTCTGTCATATTGCTTTTGTCCTCCTCTCTTCCTAGCAGCTGAATATACTTTCACCTGCTCTATTGTTTTTATTCCGTTATTATTCCAATCCATAAGTATACGTTCTATATACTTCCAGTTTCTTGCGTTATTTTTAGCTGCTATTTCTATAGCTTGTATTACTAATTCACTTCCTAAGTCATTACTCCATTTTTGAATACCTTCAATTTCTATAAAACCTGGAGTTGGAAAGATATTGTTTTGATATACTTTTATTGGATTTAATTCTTCTTTTTCTTTATTATTTATATACTTATTATCATTATTAACATTATTATCATTATTGTTTGTTTCTGCTGACGTTCTGCTATCATTCTGGTTGCATTCTGTTTGCGTTCTGTTGTCATTCTGCATATTCTCGCTATCCGTTGGTATATCTGCATTAAGTCCGTTCTGATTTTGATATCTGTCATAATTAAGTATTATTATGGTGGTTTTCTTCTTGTCTGGTTGAAACTTTATCATTCCATCTGAATCAAGCAATTTTAAGAATGCTCTTGTTTTTTCAGAACCCCATCCCCATCTTTCCATTAACTTTTTTTGTGATGTTATAAAGCTACCTCTTTTAACACTTATTAGTTCATTCCCTAATAATATTTTTTTATCTTGGTGATTAGCTGACAAGAGAAGATCCAACCATGCCTGTCCTTTTGAAAAAGGTTTCTCTTGCCATAACCAGTGCTCTTGTATACTTCTGTGCAAACTTATCCAGCCTTTGCCTTCTCCTGCCATAGCTTCCTCCTTAGTTTACTTTTGCATATAGTTCATTTATCTTCTCCCTTAGATTTTCAAACTGGTATTTATCCAAAGTAATTTTAAAATCCAAAGTTTCTATAAAATATTCTAGTGAAGAATAATCAACATCAAATTCATCTACTTTACCTTTATAAGCGAATTCTATTTGTCCTCTAATCATTTGTACCCCTCCAATTAAAATGGCCTTTCATAGTCAAGTTCTTCAGGATCAAGTGGAAATGGTACTTCTTCTGCTTTAATTTCTTTCGATGGTTCATTTGGATTATTTAATCCTTCTTCTATAAGCATTTTTGATGCTTGTTTAACTACTGTATCTCTAGCATTTTTACTTAACCAATCTACGTAATCTGGTTTTTGTTGCATAATTTCTCCTAATGTACTTCCTTTGTATTTACCAAAATTAATTTTCATATTCTTTGCTGATTCTATATCTAAATTTTCTACTTGCTCTTGTTGTATAAATTCTTGCATATCTTCTATATCTTGTGTAAAGACTTCACTCAAACTTGCAACTAGTAAAATAGCGTCTATAAAAGATCTCTTTTTAGCCATTTTTAAAACTGTATTATCCAAAGTAAATGCATCTTGATTTATATACTTTTTTTCTTTAGTGTTGCAAGCCCCCAAACCTTCTGTTATAAGCATGTCTCCTTTGTACAATTTACATCTAACTTGATATTGAAAAAATCCTTGATTCCAATCCCTTGTATTATCAACTATTTCAAATTCTGTTCTTAATCCCATCATCATTGCTATTTTTTCTGCCCCTGGCTTAAGTAGTGTAGGTTTTGATGTTCCTGGGATTACTCCAAAATCATGTCCAGATTTTAATGTATTCTGCATTACGTTTTGAAATTGTCCTATCTTATTCATAGAGTTCTCTACACTTTGTAAATTCATATTTTCTATTATGCTTAATGCTGTTTCTTTATTTTCCATTAATATGTTCCTCCTTATCTAATTCTTAAGCTTTCAGTTTGTTTTATAGTTGCCCCTGGAACTTCCTTCCCTTCCTTAAGTGCTGCTAATATATCTTTTTTAACTAACTTCTTTTCTAATATAAAGTACTTTTCTGGAATACTCTCTTCTTTTGTTATCTCAACACTAGGTGCATTTCTCTGTATTCCTAATGTAAATACCCTACCTTTTATTTTTTTAAGTCCTACAGCTCTCATAGCCCCCTTTACATATTCTTTTAAATTAGTTATTCTATTTTCTGAACTTTTTCTTCTATTTGCTAATCTTTTTTCTTCTTCTTTGAACCCTTTTACATCAACTTCTATAGACTTAATTAATTTTGCTATATTTTCTAACTTTACGTCTAGTTCATCATTTATTTTATTTAAGCTTTCTTCCAGCATTTCTTGCGGAACTTCTGGATTATCCAATAGCTCCATTAGATTGCTATACTGTTCTGTTAACTCATATAATTTAGCCATTTACTTTTCCTCCTTATCAAACTCACAATAAATCTTATCTGTTTCCTTGTCATAGTAAATTCCAAATATAAAGTGTTCTGGATTTTCTCCATCATAAATCTTAAAATCATTTGCATTTAAAATATTTATTTCTGCATTTATTTTTTCTAAAAGTACTTCTAATGCTCTATTCATCTTTACTTTTCCTCCTTTTGTTAGCTTTGTAAAGCCATAATATTTTCTAAATTATTATTATTACATTCTGAAAAAGTGTTCTATTTTTAGAAAAATATTTTTAAATAGCTTTACAATTCTTTTGGTTTCCTATAAACTGTAATTGGTTTTTTATTTAATTATTTGGCTGCTCTTGCAGCTCTTTTTTTATGTCTAAAATACTTTTTAAATCTTCTGGATTTAATTCTTGTAAATCTGCTATAGTTTTTCCTTCTGGTCCATAAACTTCTGTTCCGTCTAAATCATATTGCTTAGATAAATTAGTATCGGTATCAGTAGAACCAGTTCCCAACCTGTATCACCTGCCTTTACTATTCTTTTAATATTTAAAACTATCAAAATCACTATTGCTAGTAAGCTATATATGCTTAAAACAAGTTGTCCTAGTGTTGTCATATTCTCACCTCCTGGTTCTATTTCTAACTTTTCTCCATATACATAAATTGGGGAAGTGTTTAAACTTTTTCAGTAGTAAAATTTTTTATAAAGGCTCTTAGCCTTTAATTAGTACCTATTCCATTTCTTATTGCCATTTGTCCTACTATTTCTATGCATGTAGGCTTGTTCTCTTTAACTCTAAAGTATGTTTCTTCTAAGTTGTCAAACTGTTCCCATGCTTTATCAGTATCTAAAATCTTACAGTGTCTATTTGCTCCTCTTTCTGTCCATAGATATAAACTACTTGTAAACTTATTTACTATAGGTGGGTAAATATTATTTACCTGGCTCTTAAATTCTTTTAAATCATCACCCTCAAGATAAAAATAATGTTTATCTTTTTCAAAGTTATTTTTATGATTATTAAAATTAACTTTGATATTATCTGTTGTTGTTCCATAAACCTCTGCTAATAACTCTGTAGTTATAACTCTTTGTTTTCTAAATTCAACTGGTATCAAGTTACTCATTTTATCCTCTCCTATGCTTTATTCCCCTTAGCCACCAGCGGGATTTTAACTAGTGCTTATCCTGCATTCGCCATTGCGGCACTAATAGATATGTGCTCTTAAGTGTGTTTAATAAGATATGTTGTTTTAAGGTTTGTACTTATTTTATAGAATTGTTTTTAATTTCATCGTTTAGTATTTCTAACTTTATCTTTCCATCTCTTATAAGCTCGCTTGCTACTTTTGCTAAAATTTCAGCTGCACGTTCTGGGTCTTGTTTACCTATTACTTTGCACTTGAGCAACATTTCTCTTCACCACTTTTTTACTAGCTTTTTTTAGTGCTTGTAGTTTTTTTATACAAATTTTTTCTAAGTCAGTTACATCTTTCATTTTCTCCCTCCTCTATTGCTTTTTTTATATCCACTATACTTGTTCTAAATAAATCAGAAAGTTTCTCTAGTTTTTCTAGATCTATCGAAGTTGTTCCATTTTCTAAGTTGTAATAATGTGTTCTACTAACTCCTAAACATTCAGCGATTTTTTTTACTTTTAGTCCACTTCTTTGCCTAATCTTTTTTAATGTCAATTTTGTTCACCTCGCTTCCGTTAATCTAATTGTTACACAAATTTGTTAAACTGTAAAATACACATAATAGCCACTATTAACAAATACATTCTATTTCCTCCTATTATATCTATTTTTCTTTAATTTTCTTATTTAACAAATTTGTTTAACTTTTTTACATTAAACCACTTTCTTATTTAACAAATATGTTATATAATATAGACAAATAGATATAATGGGAGGTATTTAAGTGAATAATAATTTTTGTGAAAGACTTTTTAATTACAGAATGAGTCTTGGAATTGAAACTAAACGTGAAATGGCTGATAAATTAGAAATAAGTGAACAATTATATAACATGCTTGAGAATGGCAAACGTACGCCATCACAGAAAGTTTTAGATAAACTATTTTTAATAAGCAACAAACCAGAAGAATATTGGTTATATGGAATAGAAGATGAGAAAAACTATATAGAAAAAAGAGAAGAATATAAAATGACAAAAAGAGCCGTAGATCAGCTTATTGAATTAGGTATGATAAAAGATGAAAACTTCACTACAGCTGTGGAAGAAGTTTTAATAGCAGCTCTAAAAGCAGATGTAAAACATATTTTAAAAAGAAAATCTAAATAAAATTTATTTTAAAAGGTGGTATAAACAATGAGACGATTTGCTATCTATGCAAGACGTTCAGAAGAAAAGGAAACAGGTGAAAGTATACAAAATCAATTAAATATCTGTAAAAATTATATTAAAAGCTATAATAAAAACATTTCAATAGACGAATACTTTGATGATGATTATAGTGGTAGAAACATGATTAGACCAGAATTTTCTAAAATGATGAAATTAGTAAGAAAGGGTTACTATGAATCTATAGTATTTTGGAAACTTGATAGAGTAGCTAGAAATGCATTAGAATTCTTAGAATTTCACAAAGAACTTGATAAAATAGGGGTTAATATTGTATCCGTAACCGAGGGGTTTGATCCTTCTACCCCTGCTGGTAAACTAATGATGACCATGCTTGCTGCAGTGGCAGAGATGGAAAGAAAAAATATATCGCAAAGAGTAATTTCAAATATGAATGAAATGGCTAAACAGGGAAGGTGGACTGGTGGTATTGTTCCTTTTGGTTATAAAGTTATAAATATAAAGCAAAAAAAATATTTAAAAGAAGATGATAGTACAATTAAAATAGTAAAAAAAATATTCAATAAATATTTAGAAACTGAAAGTTTGTTTCATGTGAGTAAATGGCTTAAGCAAATGTATAATATAAACAAACCCCCAACAAGTATAAAAAGAATTCTCTGTAATTTAGTATATGTAAAAAGTGATAATGAAATATTTAGATACTTAAACAATAAAGGAATATGTATTTATGGTGAATTAAATGGAAATGGTCTTATAAGCTATGGTAAAGCTGATAAGACTAAAGATGAAGGTGTAGAATTTAGAGATGCATCTGAGTGGATAATAGCAGTAGGTAAACATAAAGGAGTAATAAGTGGTTCGGATTATATACAAATACAACAAATATTAAAAAGTAAGAATAATAGTGGTAGACGTGGTACTGGCAATGTTACATTCCTTAATGGCCTATGCAGGTGTTCTTATTGTGGTAGCTATATGAGAACAAAACAAAAAAAGAAACCAAATGGAGGATATTATAAATACTTTGCGTGTGGGAAAAAAGACTCTAATTTAACTAAATGCCCAAATAAAATGATAAGAATAAATGACGTAGAAGAAACCATAGTTAAACAACTTACTAACTACAATGTTGGAGAAATAAATATACAAAAAAACACTGTCGATACATCTAAATTTAAATCTGATCTAACAAAAAAAAGAAAACAAATTAAAAATCTAATATTGAAAATGTCTTTAGATGAAGAACTAGAAGAAATAATAATAGAAGAAGTAAAAGAATTAAAAAAAGAAGCTGACATACTAGAAAGGAATATAGAAGATAAAGAAAGGCAAAATCTATTATCTGACGTATCTTCTTATAACAAAGAGTTTTTTAAAGAACGACTATCTAAATTTGAAAATTTGTTTGAACAGTGCACTGATATAGATAGTAAAAGAAAACTTCTTAGAAGTTTAGTTAAGGAAATAAGAATAGATGGTGTAAACAAGGAAGTAGAGTTAGAAACTCTCTTCTAACTCTACGATATTTTATCTACTATTCTTTTCGTAAGGCACTCCGTCTGCCGCTGGTGCTTGAGTTTTTCCTACAAATCCTGCTAATGCAAA